ATTGATCATCTCCTTATTAAAATTCTTTTGGATATACTTTTGAAAAAGTGCGCCTTATTAAAAAAAAAGACTATTTTTCTTAATAAGATGTGATAAATATTTATGTAATTAAAAACACCTTTAACTATTTTTATTACATGACGTTATCATCCATTTATCATATATCCAAAATCCCATAATGCTTTAAAGCTTCCCTCATAAAATCTTCATCTACGTCGAATTGTTCTGCCAAGCTCCACACCTCATCATAGCCGGAGTCGATGGCAGCGACGATTTTATCTACCGGAACGATTTTTTCATAAGCCCATTTGCGGGCAGTCAGTTCCTGCTTTCGGTTTGCGGTGTCATCCTGATCGAGGATATTGCCGGCACTGGTCTTGTAATGTCCGATTTCTTCTGCCAGGACGGAGAACTTTTTGCAGGAAAGCAGCTTCTCATTGATCCAGATGCAGCCGTCAGCGTACAGACCATCGTTTATCATCTGTCGTTCTTCGATATACAAATCTTCATATTCAGCCATGAGTTTCTCATGTTTCGTCATGGTGTCACCTCTGTCGCTTTGATAAATGCCATTCGCCTCACGTGGAGGGCACGTTTTCCGTTTATTTCTCTTTTTGAGCTATTTCAAGCAGTGAATCTTGAACTACTTTTGAAAGGCTTAAATGATTTTTTTGTGCGTAGGTATCGAGCCATGCCGGCACGGTTATATTTCTGCGTACAGCTTTGCTGCCATACTGTTCGGCGTAAGAATCCATGTCAAGAACAAGCAGATTCACAAAGCTTCCTGCAGGAGCTTCAAGAGCCATGCTTGCAGCAGGAAAGCTGTTGCCATCTTCGATTTCACCAAGGATCCATCCACTGGCAGCATCAGTACCCATTTCGATAGCTTCAACGAGATTATTGCCCTCAGTTACGCAGCCTGGAAGATCGGGAACTTCAACTGTAAAGCCGTTGCCTTCATCAAAAGGTGTAAAAATAGCAGGGTAAACAAGTTTCATTTTAGTAACTCCTTTCTTTTACGAAGCAGGACTATTTGAGTCCCGCCTGTTCAAGGATGGTATTAGCGGTTTTTATGTTAAGGTCTTTGTGTCCATGGAAAGGTATCGTTATCTTTCCTGGCTTTGTTGGATGCTTGTACTGTCTATGAGAGCCTTTTTGTTTAACAGCTGTCCAGCCATCCTTTTTTAGAATCTTTTCAAGTTCTTTCGCATCCATTGCTTTGCCTCCTTACAATACATATTATACACACTATACACATAAATATCAAGCAAATATACACATTATACACATTATTTTTCGTCCCTCTTGGAAAGTACGAACTTTTTAAAAGTCTCAATCTCATCCAGCTCTTCCTCTGTCCAGTCCTCACCGTCGTGGTGGGCTGCGATGGTGTGGATGGAATCGTCTGGAACGTCATCATCTGCAAGGTAGTCCAAAGAACATTCAAAATAAGCTGCCAGTTTTTTTAATGTAGATAATTTAATATTATCAGTTCCTTTCTTATAGAAACCATCTATGGTAGTGTAAGGAACTCCAGATTCTTTTGATAATTGATTCTTGTTTATATTTCTATCTTTCATTAGTTTATCTAATTTCGTAAGAAAACTCATACCGTAAACCTCTTTCTATATGTTACGGCTATTCTACCGCAAAATATTTCCGTTGTAAAGTAATTTATTTACTACAGAACGAAAAAAGTTATGGTGCGGGGTAAAAATACCGTTGACAAATTACCCCACAGGGTATATATTAAAAACATAGTTACCCTGTGGGGTAGAAAGGAGGTGGCCGATGTTAAAAAACCTAATAGCAGAAATGGCTCGTGCAGGTATTTCGCAAAAAGATTTAGCAAAGCTTGTAGAGAAAGATGAGAGGTCCATTTCAAACAAGATTTACTGCAGAACTGAATTTACTAGAAAGGAAATGGTGGAAATAAAGAAGAACTATTTTCCTAACTGTTCTCTGGACTATCTGTTTGAGCAGTTTCAAGATGAAAACCTCTTTGAGCAATCCAATGAGTAGTAGCCAACTTTTGAAAGTTTGAAGGAGAGGAGGCAAATGATGCAGATTGCAAGCATTGTGATCTCATTGGTCGCCATTGCGATAAGTACAGGTGTATTAGTCTACATCCACAGGATTTAGTTCGAATGTGCAATCTTTGCGAAGACAGGAAGGAGACGGAGATGGAAGAATCTAGAAAATGTGTGAAAATTGAAATGGATACATCAGAACTTGATGATGTTCTCAAAAAAGTTGAAAAACTAAGAGAGGTTCTTTTAGAGGCCAAGACATTGCTGGATGAATTAGCCTCTAAAGAAATTGATCTACGCATCAAACTTTAAGTCGATACGTTGTCCGCAATACGGACAGGTGTTGGCACCGACATGTACTTGTAATTTTCTGTTACAGTTCGGGCAGGTGAATTCATGCAAGCTGTTTTTTATAGCATCGGATGCTTGCTTTTTAACGCTTTTTTCCAGATCCCGGCTGAAACGTCGCATGTCGGATTTGCTGAGAAGATTGTATTTTTTAGCCATCTGCAATACCTCCTTTCTTTATGAATATGGTATGAGCCTATACTTGCAAAGTCAAGAGTGATTGCTCAAGAAACATATCATAGGTTACTGATTGGAAGTAATTGCAAGGAATAGGAGCTGGCAATGGAAGAATTAAAGGTAAGGACAATGGTAGTTATTGAAGCTGAACGCAAACGAGGATGCGGAACAGAAGAAGATCCAGTACGAACGATTGCTCAATATTGGGATCTTGATGGAAATTTGTTAGCAGAATATGATCCTCGTGATGATCGTTTACCCTTGAAAGTAAGAAATAAGAAAGGAGAGTCGTTATGAAAGCAAAATCCATAGAGCCGCTCGTTGTATCGGCTATTGAAGCAGCAGAAATGCTTCGGACGGGAGTACACGTTGTGTATCCACTGATTGAACGGGGAGAAATCCCTGCATACAGAGTAGGATGCAACTGGAAAGTGCCGATCACGAAGCTGCAGCAGTATGTTGAGGAAAGAGCCGAAGCGGAAGCCTACGAAAGACGTATGGCAGCTCAGAAAGGAAGTTCAAACAATGAAACCTAAAACAGCAGTATTCATTATTGCGATCTTCGGGATCCTGGTTGTCGTAGCTGCATACGTGAAGCGTGGCGAGTTCGGGATCGGACCTGAATGGGCGCTGCCAGTGATTGCGGCAGCTGTCATACCGTTAAAGGAAGGAGGGCGGAAAAAGCATGGACGAGAAAGCTGAACAGGCACGCAGGCGGCGTAAACTCAATGAGCCAGTCGCATCAAATATAGAGAGAATCATAAAAGATGGTGCACTCTCAAGACCAGAAGTGGCAAGAAGAGCAGGCCTTAAACCTAGACAGCTCACAGATATGTTGAATGGTGGTGCATATATAAAAGCAATCCAAATTCTTGCTATCGCTGAAGCGTTGAGGGTAAATGTGAATGACCTTTTTATAAGCGAGGATGATGAAGAAAACTATATCATATAAAGCAAAAGCAAGATATTGCTATCTTGCTCAGCTGGTAGTTTTATTTAGTTTTCTTGGAAGGTGTTTGTGATAACGCACTTCCGGCAGCAGTCTTCGAAGCCTTGCTAGTACGCCCATCACGAAGTACTTTTGAGGCAGCAGATGCGGCACGTTTGGATGTCTGCTTGGAATTCCTTGCCATAAACATTCCCCCTTTCATGAAAATTTGAGAATATATGTTCTCTATAGACTATTATAACAAATATAGAAGATATGTCAACCAAAGATACTATATATAGTTGATTTTGCGGAACGAAAAAAGAAAATATACCAAAAGGAGGGCGAAAATGCCAGAAGAAAAATTAACAAGAAAAGAGCGAAAGGAAGCGTTGATCACCGCAGCTCTGAACAGGCTGGATACTCCCTGGAAGTATCAGGAGTTCATTTGTCCGTGCTGCAGCGGGATCGCTTCGGTGATTGATCGGGAAGAAATCATAAAAGCAGAGTGTCATGCCTGCAGCGTAAAGGTGGTGAAGAAAAAATGATCAAGGTAGAGAATCATGAGGTCACAATGTTCGGTGAGTTGGAAGAACTTTCGGCAGAAATAACACTGCTGATGGCGACTCATTATCAGGCAATGGTGAGGCACTGGGGCGAGGAAAAGGCAAATCAGTGGCTCGCTTCAATGGGAAGATATGCAGTAAGCCCTGATGCCCTTGAAGGTGTAAAGAGTTATGAGGAGCATGTGATCCCGGTTGTAAAGAAATGAAAAGCGTCCCTTACGCAGTAGCGTTTTACAGGGACGCACAACTCAAATATCAATTATAGGATAACACAGGAGGGAGATAAAAGTAAATGGCTGAAATGAAATACAAGAAAGAAACCGACTACGGAAGAGAAAATGATTTTGTTGGAGAAGATGAAATCACCGTTACCATCACACTGAATGAATATCGGCAGCTTGTAGAATTCCATGCGAATGGGGAAAACAGAATTGAGAAGGCTGAGAAGAATAAGTATTTAAGGGAAGAGAAAATTCGAACTTTGGAGCACAGGGTAGAAGATCTTAGCCGGCAACTATATGAGTCTGGTCGGGCAAAAGATGAAGACATGTGTCGTGAGGAGGAAATGTAACAATGGCTAAATTATACGAGATCATGAATGAAATTGAAAATTTTGATCTTGAGATCGACGAAGAAACCGGAGAAATCCTAAACTTTGATGCGCTGGATCGGCTACAGGTCGCCAGAGATGTTAAGATCGAGAATCTTTGCCTGTGGGTAAAGAATCTGAAATCGGACGCCGAAGCCTATAAAGCCGAGAAGGAGAGCTTTGCAAAGAAGCAGAAGCAGGCGGAGAATAGAGCAGCTTCACTACATAATTTTATCCAGACAGTGCTTAATGGGGAAAAATTCAAGACTGATCGGGTTACAGTAAATTATCGCAAGTCGGAAGTAATCGAACTGGAAGACAAGATTTGTGTCCCAGATAAATATTTTGTGCCGCAGGAGCCTAAGCTGGATAAGACCGGCTTAAAGAAGGCAATCAAGGCGGGAGAAGAATTTGGAGGAGTGCATCTGGTGGAACGTCAAAATATGTCAATCAAATAGGAGGTGAACGTTATGGGAATTCCGGTAATGATTATCGGAAAATCTGGGGCTGGGAAATCTACCAGCCTCAGGAACTTTGGTGAGGATGAGTTATACCTCATTAAGGTGTTGGGCAAACCACTTCCGTTTCGAAAGACTTTTAAGAGCACATTCGAGACGGATGACTACCAGGCAGTTGCTAAGGCTTTAAAGAAAACGCCTAAAGAAGCGATCGTGATTGATGATGCAGGGTACCTCATCACAAATCACTTTATGAACAATCACGCTTCAGCAGGCAAAGGAAACGGAGTCTTCACCTTGTACAATGAGATCGGTGACAGGTTTTGGCGTCTGATTGAGTACGTTATCAACGATCTGCCATCGGAAAAAATCGTGTATTTCATGATGCACGAAGACAAAAATGATGCGGGAGATATTAAACCGAAGACGATTGGAAAGCTTCTGGACGAAAAGGTATGCCTAGAGGGAATGTTTACGATCGTGCTCCGCTGCATGACAGATAATGATAAACATGTCTTTCGGACGAAGACAACCGGAGCCGATGTAACTAAGGCTCCGATCGATATGTTCGAAGATGAAGAGATGGATAACGACCTGAAACTCGTGGATACGGCGATTCGCGAATATTACGGGCTGATAAAGAAACAGGAGGAAGAAACAAATGGAGAAACCTAAAGATTTTGATACTGCGAGAGCTACTGGAGAATTCAAGCCTTTACCGGCTGGCGGGTATGTGTGCGAGATCATTGGAGTGGATGAAACTATGAGTAAAACTGGCAAAAAGATGATCAAGATAGCACTGGATATCGCAGAGGGAGACGAAAAAGGACGCTTTATGGAATCTTATAAGTCGGACACGAGAGAGTTTAAAAAGTGGCCAGCCGGAGCAGTTGTTTACCAACTGACGGAAGATCCGGAAGGAAATACTCACGGAAGATTTAAGCAGTTTACAAACTGTGTCACGGACTCCAATAAAGGATTTGAGATCAGATGGGGCAAGGAGTTCGGCGCATGCTTTAAAGGAAAGCAGGTCGGTGTCATTTTTGGAAGAGAACAATACGAAAGCCCGAAAGATGGAAGCCTTCGGTGGAGCACAAAACCTCAGTTCTTCAAGACCGTGGCTGAGATCCGGGACGGGGATTTCAAAGTACCAGAAGACAAGACACTTCCGTCCGGAAGTGCAGTAGCTGTCAACGCTCCAGAGGGATTTTCGGAAATCACCGATGATGATATTCCATTCTAGGCAATGCTATGAAGTACACACCGTTCGAGATAGAAAAGATGCTTGAGAGTATGGTGATCCTTGTGGACACTCGGGAGCATCCAAACAGAAAATTTGAAAAGCGAGTAGCCGGATTCGGCTGTTCCTGGGAACGGACAAAGCTGGATTTTGGTGATTACAGCTGCAAATATACAGAACTGAATGGCAGCGAAATATCACTTGCTAATACTGTGGTGATTGAACGAAAGCAGGATGGCAATGAGCTGGCGATGTGCTTTGGGACGCAAAGGAAGCGCTTCGAAAGAGAATTTAAGCGGGCGCAGGAAGCGGGAGCTCTGATTTATCTCCTAGTAGAGGAGGAATGCTGGGAAAGTCTTTACACTGGTCAATATGGCAAAAGTGCAAGATATCGGAGCAAATTAACCCCCAGATCTTTGACCGCCAGTATTCATGCTTGGCAGGCTAGGTATCGTATGAATTTGCAGTTTTGTGAAGCGGATACGACGGGTCCTCTGATTGCAGATATTTTAAAATATGAACTCCGGGAGGTTTTGGAAAATGAGCAATGAACTTGCCGAAAAAATTAAATCTGCCGTAAAGCTGCGAGATGTTATGGAATTCTATGGAGTAAAGTTCAATTCCAGGGGATTTGCCAGATGCCCGTTTCATGCTGAAAAAACTGCTAGTCTGTCCATTAAGAACGAACGGTATAAATGCTTCGGGTGCGGAGCATATGGCAGTGTGATCGATTTCGTCATGGAGTATCATGGCTTGAAATTTATGCAGGCTCTCGTGAAGATCGATGCGGATTTTCATTTGGGACTTACTGGACGGAGGCGCACCTATAGGGAGTGTGTCCAACAGGGCGAGGATAGGCGAATCGCTGAAGCAAAGACAAGGCTTGATAAAGATATCCACCTGCAGTATTTAAGTCTGTGTGACGTTCATGCAGCCCTTTTTCGGAGGGAGATATCCGGAGAGGGATGGCTTTCTGAAATTGTGATCAGGTTAGATGGAATATTGAATGACTTTACTGGAGAGGAGGCGCGTACATGGAAAATGATAATGACATGATATACACAAAAGAATACTTCCTGGATAGCACGGAGCCGTATGAAAAACTCTATCAGATCGAAAGTTCTTTTGAACGAGAAAGAGAGCTGACAAAATTGGCTCAGATTGCTATGAAGTGTGGCGTGCGGAACTTTAAGGCTCTCTTCAATAAGTACTGCAAATCTGTAGCCGTGGCCAACAACCGTAGCTACGCAGAAAACGTTTCTAATTTTACCGGGCAAGAGCTGGAGCTTAACACTGGAGGCTGGAAAGCAGACGATATGGGTATTACCAGATTCGGGCTTAGTGGATATGAAGAGATCGCCTGTGTGCATCCAATCATGCCGGTGGAGCGTTTAGTAAATATCGATACTGGAATCGAAAAGACCCGTATTGCTTACTGCAAGGGTGGGATTTGGAGAAGTAAGATTTGTGACAGGAGTCAGCTGGCCAGTTCCAGATCTATTGTAAGTCTATCAGATTATGGCATTGCGGTCACATCAGAAAATGCAAAATATCTGGTGCAATATATTTGTGATGTTGAAAATCTGAACTACAATTTGATCCCGGAACACAATTCAGTGTCTCGCCTGGGCTGGATTGGCCAGACCGACTTTTCTCCATACGTAGATGATTTGATCTTCGATGGAGATGTATCTTACAAACATCTTTATGACGCAGTAAGCGAAAAGGGAAGTGCAGAAAAATGGATCCAATTTGTCCGGGACATTCGGGCAGAAGGTAATATTCCTACCAAGATTGTGCTGGCTGCAGCTTTCGCATCGATACTGGTAGAACCGTGCAACTGCTCATGCTTCTTCGTTCATCTTTGGAACGGATCAGGAAACGGCAAGACTGTTGCGCTGATGCTGGCCGCTTCAGTTTGGGCTAATCCAAAGATCGGGGAGTACATAACTACTTTTAACAGCACTGCTGTGGGACAGGAATTGATGGCTGGATTTGTAAACAGTCTACCCCTGATCATGGATGAACTGCAGATTCAGAACGGAGACAGAAAAGACTTTGATAAGACGATTTATAAGCTATCTGAAGGAACGGGACGAGATCGTGGAGCCAAGACAGGCGGGCTTCAGAGAAAAGCAACCTGGAGGAATTGTATCCTGACTAGTGGGGAATCGCCCATAACATCAGCGCATTCCGGATCAGGGGCAGTGAACAGGATCGTTGAGATCAACACAGAAGGGACGAAGTTCTTTTCTAATGCGAAAAAGACAGCGGATTTTCTTATGGGAAACTATGGTCATGCCGGAAAGATATTCGTTGAAAAACTGATGGAGGAGCCGGATCTCATGGAACTTGCAAAGAAGATGCAAGGAGATTTTTTTGAAAGACTGTCCGGTAAAGATATCACGGAAAAGCAGATCATGGCAGCGAGTCTGATCCTAACTGCAGACGCTTTGATCGATATGTTGATATTTGAGGATGGAAATGGTCTTAAAATCGACGAAATGACTCAGTTTTTATCCACTCACGGCGAGGTTTCTTCAGATACCAGGGCATATGAGTGGTTACTTGACTGGCTGGCTCAGAACAATAAAAAAATCGAGGGCAAAGACGATCTTCCTGAAGTCTGGGGGAAGACTGAGGTGGGGAAGATTTCAATCATTCGCAACGTCTTTAATAAAGCCTGCGCCGATAACGGATTTAACCCATCATCCTTTCTCTCCTGGATGAAGCGGAATGATCTCATAGAGGCAGAAGGTAAAGGATACACGAAGCGGATCCGGATCAATGGAATGAAATGTCAGTGTGTGATTTTAAAAACAGAACGTCAGCCGATGTATGGTTATGATGAAACACCAGATGGATTCCAACTAATACCAAAAGAGGAACAAATTGAGTTTTGAGAAAATTTTGGTTCGGACATCCGGACGTTAAAAAATCGCTGTAAGCATTGGAAATGCTGAATTCTAGGATTTTGCAAAGTGTCCGAACTTTTTCCGAAAATAAGATACTGCTTTTAAGAGAGATATATACTCAACACAAAATTATATTGTATATGTATCGCTCTATATAGGGATTGAAAATCACTTCGGACGTTCGGACACGTTGTGAAAACGTTGAAAAATCAATATGTTAGGTGTCCGAACCACTAGTGCGGACACGATTCGGACAGTACGGACAGAGAGGGGATAGAATTATGGATCAAAAACTTTTTAGGCAGGCAGTCATTGACAGGGCGATACGCACATTTGGGAGAGATTTTCAGATGGACAGGCTCATAGAAGAAATGTCTGAACTCACGCAGGCGATATGCAAGTTTAGGCGAGTAGGCACGGATCTTGAATTTGAAAACGTAGGTTACACATTGAATCTGATCGAGGAATGTGCGGATGTTTTTATCACCCTGGAACAGTTGAAACAGATGATTGGAGAAGAGGATGTTGAGAAAGTGATAGATCGCAAGGTCTTGCTTTTGGAAGAGCGACTCAATACATATTCCGGCATGAAGAGATTAAAAGGTAAAACGAAGGCTTTAAAAAACAAAGGAGAAAAGCAATGCTGTACGTAGGAGATTTAGTAAAAATCATAAAGATCGGCAATCCGAATTTCGGAGAGCTGGGAAGAGTAAAAGAGCTGCGAAGCGCCGTGGATGACAAGTGGGCATTGGTGCAGACGAAAGACGATGAGGATTATTACCGGATCAGTGAGCTGGTGATGGAACAGAGACATATCCCGGTAGAGGGTGTGATGGAAGGAGAAGTGTTATGATCGTACTGAAAAAAGAACCTGGAAAAGATCCGGTGCTTACGGATATTGATAACACACTGGAAGCTTTCCAGAAAAATGTTGAAGGATATATCGAGACAGTGACTCTCACCGAAGAACTTGTGATTGTCTGTAACGAAGAAGGGCGCATACAAAGCCTGCCGTATAACTGCACGGTGATGAACGCAGACTTTTGCGGAACGATCCTGATAGCTGGAATAGACGGTGACGAATTTACAGACGTTCCTACTACGACTGCAAAATTCTTTTCAAAGCTGGTGCAGGTAAAAGACAATGAGTAGGATTATGATGACCATTCTCTCAGCTGTGATCGCTGTGACGATGCTTTGGATCGGTATTGGTATCGGCGCTGCATCAGATGATGATGCACCGGCAGAGTATGCAGACGGTGATACTTACTGGGTAGAAATTTACGAGGATACTGGGGATGTAGTGATCCATACCCGGCAGGAGTTTGTGACGGATGTTGGCGATGACATCCTGGTGAAAGGAGAAGCAGAATGAACAAAATATTTAGTGCCAGAGTTGCTGTAAGGTGGGATCCATATCACGGGAAATATAGGCCTTACGTTCTTCCAGAAGATGAGCTGAAGTGTTCACTCCTGGAAGACAGGGTGGACAAGGTCATTGCCTGTGCAGGATGCGGGAAGCCGGTAAAGTTCGGAGAAAGCTTTACGTCGCTGGAGATCCATACAGAATCAGGATTTGGATTTATGGTATGCCCTATGTGCATTGATCAGGAAACAGAGCGCGCCAGAGATGCAGAAGCAATGCGACAGGAGGAAGAGTAATGCTTTATATGGCAGTAACAGCAGATAAATACGAGCTTCCCTGTTTTGTGGCTGATTCCGGGAGAGAACTCTCAAAGATCGTGGGAATTCATGAACCGTATTTCTGGGATCTTCTGCATAAAAGCAAGCCGTATAAAAAACTGGGAATGTTGTTTTTAAAAATAGAGGAGTGAGAAGATGTTTCGAAAACAAATTTTAGAAAATGCTATTCGAACAGTCTGCCAGGATCGAAGAGACAAGTACGGTCAGATTGAAGATAATTTTGGGCTGATTGCAGATCTTTGGAGTTCATATCTTGGAGCTTCTGTTACGGCAGTAGATGTGGCTATGATGATGGGCATGCTCAAGATGGCACGGATCAAAACCGGAAAGTATACGCAGGATAATTTTGTGGATCTGGCAGGGTATGCTGCCTGCGGAGCAGAAGCAGCAGAACTGGATGCCAGTAAAAAGCAGGAAGAGACTTTGCAGAGGCTTGAGCATGTTAAGAAACTGATTGCAGGGCGTGAGGAAAATCATGAAAGGATCGATCAAAGAGATACCACCCCCCCCGAAAGGAAACGAGGAAAAAGAACACGTAAACTTGATGTGGCAAAAATAAAGTCACTTCACAATGCTGGGTGGAGTGCAGCCAAAATTGCAGATGAGTTAAATTGTGCTACAGGTACGGTGTATTTGCACCTTAAGCGAATGAGGGCAGAAAATGAAGAGGGTAAAGAAAACAAAGAAGAAACAGCAGAAATACAACGTCAGCGAGAAGCAGTTGCAGAGGATCAAGAGTAAGGTCACAGATGACGTGACAAAGAAAGCGTTGCTACTGTTTTTATCGGCTGCGTCGGATGAAATCGGCCTGACTGATGAGCAGGCATGTGATATTTTCAGACGTGCAAATCGCTACGGAGAATATATGGATGATCACATTGTGCGGATCCAGCAACTACAGGAGACGATCGAAAAAGGTACAGGAATAAAATTTGAAGGATGGTGATACATATGGCAGGATTCAAAAAACAGAAGAGCAGGTTTTATTGTGATGAGCCGATGGCCAGATCAAAGGGCTATATTGGAGATTCCGATAATCCGAATCTTATTCCATGCAACAAGAATTGCGAGAGTTGCATATGCTGCATTGAGGTTGCTGAGGATGGTAGCCGATCACATGTTGAAGTAGGAAGACAGTAATGACAAAGAAACGCCTGAAGAAAATGCGGTCTCTGATCAGTGAAGCACGGCATCTGCAGGAGATGCTTGATCAGCCGGCAAAGACAACTGAATATGTGGGAGATACTGCAAAGGACTATCGGACAGGCAAGCCCCACAGCATTACGATCACAGGCTATGGCCAGCAGGATTACCCGGAGCTGAAAGAGCGGTACTATCAAAAGCTTCGGGATATCCAGCAGGAGATCGCATTCTTGGAAAGCTTCCTGGATCAGATCACGGATCCGCAGACCAGAGATATCATCAGGCTGTATTATGTGAATGGGATGACACAGGAACAGATCGCGGAGGAACTGGGGTATGCTAGGGAGACGATTTCAAGAAAAATTCGTGATTTTTGGCAAAATAGTCACAAATAGTCACTGAATGTCACATTTTTGTCGTGGTATAATGATATCGTGGAAAAAATCCACAAAGTCACTTTTGACATAGACTTTGCTGAATCTCCTTTTACTTGGAATAACAACGGCCGGAAAGCTCCCTTGATGGGAGTTTTTTGGTTGGTAAAGAATAATAAAACTTGAATTTGCTTAAAATCCATAGTATCATATACAGTATCAAGTGGCATATTAATTAAAAGGAGTCGATTTTGAGCAGGAGAGAGAAAGCTGTAGAAAAGTTTTTTAGAAAGCCAGTCCCAAATGATATAACTTATGATGAAATGGAAAGAGTTGCAAAACATTTTGGATGCATAGTTGATAAGAAAGGTGGCAAGCATCCATATAGAGTTGTATATCCAAAGAATGGTACTGTTATACCGATTCCAGTGCATGGGAAAACCGTTAAAGAGGCTTATATAAGCCAACTTAAAACGCTATTTGAGTGCATAAAGGAGGAAGAATAATTATGAAATACGGGTTTAATGTTTACAAAACTGAAGTAGAAGGCCACGTATTTTGGGTAGCTGAAAGTAAAGATTTAAAAGGCTGTGTAGGACAAGGAGAATCTCAGGAGGAGGCTATAAAGGAATTAGAAGATAATGAGCTTCAGTGGATTGATGCAGCTAAAGAATATGGAATTAAAATCCCAGAGCCAACTATCGATAAGGCTCCAGAATACAGTGGTAAATTTGTAACTAGGGTGTCTTCACAAGTGCATAAAGAGGCTGCAGAAAATGCCAAAAAAGAGGGAATAAGTCTTAACCAATATGTAAATAATGCATTAGTAACTATGAACACTTGTAGTGGTACTCAGGAATTTGTTCTAAATGTTATCAAACAGGCCAGAAAACAATTTGATCGGACAACTAATAATAAGATTTCAAGAAGAACTATGAATTATGATTCCATGGGGGAGCATATCTTTAGTTTTGCACATCATTAAAAGTATCTAAAAGGAGAATAATAATGTTACTCAAGCATACGTTAGTTAAGAGAGTTGAATTTATAAATGAAAAAATTATAGAAGGCAGTATTGAACTAGGGGCAAATTTAGAACGAAATTTTAAATGTCTGGATGATAATGAAAAAGGTTTTGTGGAGTTATTGCTCGAGATAAAAGATAAAAACGATGATAGCCCAGATGCATTTCGTTTGCTTATAAAAATGCATGGCTTTTTTTCAATGGAGAATGAAAAAAACGTTACTAATCGTATGGATGAGCTCAGAGACAAAGCGGCAGATATAGTCTATCCGTATTTGGCTGCATATATCTCTGCGTTTATACCGTTGTCAGGATTGCCAGCACTGTTTTTACCACCTACCCTACAGGCCTTTGAAAAAGAAAATGATATTGACTAATTACAGAGAGAGCCAAACGGCTCTCTTTTCTTATACCCAAAACAAAACGAATGAAGAGAGGTGGTGGTTGTGGGAAGAGCACGAAACCCAAAAACAGACGAAGCTGAAAAGCTTTTTTACAAGGGAATGAAATTAAAGGATATTGCTTCCAGGCTAGAGGTGCCGGAAGGAACCGTAAGGCGCTGGAAGAATACATATAAATGGAATAGCGAACGTTCGGATAAAAAAGCGAACGTTCGGAAACGGGGCGGCCAGATCGGCAACAAGAATGCTGCCGGTGGAAATCAGTCCGCACCGCTTAGAAATCATAACGCTGAGAAGTTCGGTTTCTTTCGGAAGTATCTTCCGGAGGAGACCGTTTCTATTATCGAGGAGATGCCAAAGGATCCGCTGGACGTCCTTTGGGATCAGATCCAGATTGCCTACGCTGCTATCATCCGGGCGCAGCAGATCATGTACGTGCAGGACCGGGATGATAAGACCATCGAACGGATCGAGGAAAAAGACGGCAATGTGTGCGGAGAAAAATGGGAAGTTCAGCAAGCCTGGGACAAGCACGGGAATTTTCTGCAGGCACAGGCAAGGGCACAGAAGACGCTGGAGAGTATGATCAACAAGTACGACGATCTGCTTCATAAGAACTGGGAGCTGGCAACAGAAGAGCAGCGTGCCCGGATCGAGAGGATCAAGGCAGATACAGAAAGAATCAAGGGCGGTGAACAGGCATCCACGGAGGATAAGGTCGCCAAGCTCTTTGATGCGATAGGGGCTGAGCTCGATGCTGAGTAAGATTTACACGCCGAAGCAGATAGAGATCTTAAAAGCCTGCCGAAACACTGATTGGTTCATGCTTATAAATCACGGAGCCAAGCGATCCGGAAAGACCCAGCTTGATAATGATCTGTTCCTAGCAGAGCTTCGGAAGGTTCGCCAGACGGCAGATCAGCTGGGGATCGATACGCCGCAGTATATCCTGGCAGGGTATTCGCTGGGAAATATTCAGGATAATATCTTAACAGAGCTGTCCAACAAATACGGCTTCGAGTTCAAGTTTGATAAATATAATAACTTCAACCTGTTCGGCGTGAAGGTGATCCAGACCTCACACGGATCCATATCAGGTCTTGGCCGGATCAGAGGTATGACAGCATTCGGAGCATACATCAACGAGGCGTCGCTTGCAAATCAGGAAGTCTTCGATGAGATCAAAGCAAGATGCAGCGGAAAGAATGCACGTATCATCGCCGATACCAACCCTGATCATCCGGAGCACTGGCTGCTGAAAGACTATATCAAGTCGGGAGCATCCGGAATCTTGAGCAATCACTTCTCCCTGGATGACAATACCTTCCTGGATGAAAGATATGTTCGGGAGATCAAGTCGACGACACCGAAGGGTATGTTTTATGATCGGGGCGTTAAGGGCTTATGGGTCTCCGGAGACGGGGTCGTTTATCCGCAGTTTGATCGGCAGAAGCATTCCATCACCGCTGATCAGGCGCGGCGGATCAACTTCGACCGGATCATCGCTGGTGTTGACTGGGGATGGGAGCATTACGGAGCGATCGTTGTGATCGGCGTGAAAGGACCGTATTATTGTGTGATTGAGGAAGATGCCACGAAGCACAGATACATAGAAAAATGGATAGAGGCTGCGAAAGGAGTAATTGCCAGATACGGTAATATCCCTTTTTATTGTGACCCGGCCAGGCCGGAGCACGTCGCAGCATTTCAGGGTGCCGGGATCAGAGCTTACCTGGCCAATAACCGGGTCCTCTCCGGGATCGAGGCAGTGGCCACGCTGATGCAGAACAACCTGTTTCAGATCGTGTACGATGAATGTCCGAGGTTTCGGGAAGAAATCTTCAAGTACATCTGGAAGAAGAACTCGGCAGAGCCGCTAAAGGAAATGGATGACGTGCTGTGTGCGATCCGGTACGGGATCTACTCAGATATGACTGTCAGCACCAATCCAGAGCCGGACAAGCAGATGGATCAAGCGAAGAAACTGAAAGGAATGATTTAGTATGGATAAAGTAAATGAATTTGAACACGGCGAAGATCGCCGCCCATATAATGTGTCCAGGAGCTTTCAGCAGCTCTACGGACCGGAGGCAAACTTTTCGTACCGAGCTCATACGGCAGACGAAATTCTGTCCGATGTGAAGAAGCTGCGGGAGATGATCCGGGATCATTATGAAAAGCAGTGCCCGCGGCTTGCTGCGCTGGACGATTACATGAAGGCACGGAATACTGCGATCTATAATGATGAGAGTCGGCGGGTCGAGGAAGGTAAGGCGGATCATCGGGCAGCCCACAACTTTGCTAAGATAATCAATGTGTTTGATGTGGGGTACAACACCGGGATCCCGATCAAGAAATCCAGCGACAATGAGAAGATCAATGAGATGATCACCGAGTACGATAAGCTCAATGATGTGGAGTCTCTCGACTCAGAGCTTTGGCGGGATTTCAAAAAGTATGGCAGAGCGTATGAGCTGCAGTACAGAAACAGAGCCGACGAAGATCGGTCGGTGATCAGTAACGCCTTCGAGACGTTTGTTTGCTACGGGCTGGACGTAGAGCGAACCCCGCTCTTTGCAGTGCGATACCTGAGATACCGGATCGGTACCCGGGAGGAAGTGACAGTCAGCATTTATACGGATAAGGAAATCATTACATACAAGCCGACTACTATGGCGGCGCTGAACCTGGTAGAGGAGAAAAGGGAGCGTCATTACTGGGGCGAGGTTCCGATCACGGAGTACTCCCCGGATCGATACCGGCAGAGCGGATTCGAGGATGTGATTCCTCTGATCGATCTTTACGATGCTGCACAATCTGATACCTCGAACTACATGACGGATCTGAATGAGGCTACGCTGGTCGTTTCCGGTGATCTGGATCTGTCAAAGTACACGGTAAAAGAAGTTGTCGAAATGAAGAAGGCAAACCTGCTGCTGCTTGCCAACGGTGTCAATCCTGACGGCAGCAAGTCGCAGACTGACGCCAAGTACATCTACAAGCAGTATGACGTCAGCGGAACGGAAGCCTACAAGGAGCGGCTGCAAGGCGATATTCACAAGATCTCCTTTGTGCCAGACTTGACCGATGAGTCCTTTTCCGGGAATCAGTCCGGAGAAGCTATGAAATATAAGCTGTTCGGATTCCAGCAGACTGCAAAGGACAGTCAGAGGGGATTCAAGAAGGGTCTTGTGAGACGGTACCGGCTGCTGCTGAATATCAAAAAATTTGTCAACGAAGCCAGTAACGACGATTTGGGGAATTTCACGGTAACCTTTACCCCGAATCTACCAAAGGCAGTGCTGGAGGAACTGAAAGCTCTGGTGGATGCTGGAGCCGAGTTCAGCCAGGAAACGCTCCTGGAGCTGGCGTCGTTTGTTGAGAATATCAAGACTGAGCAGGAACGGCTGCAGGAGGAAGCAGAGGAACAGAAAAAGGATCCTGTGATGAGGGACATGTTCGGCGGTGACGGCGATGGCATCGAATAGTGAATACTGGAAAAAGCGGGAACAGGAAAATTTGCGAAAGAACCTCAAGTCTGAAGCGGAGTATGCGAAAGAGATCCAACAGACGTATAATTTTGCTATGGATCAGATCCAGAAGGAAATAGATTCGTTCTATGCAAAATACGCCAAGGACGAGGGTATAACTATTGCCCAGGCTAAGAAGCGGGCATCCAAACTTGATATGGAGGAATACTCCCGGAAGGCGAAAAAGTACGTCAAGGAGAAGAACTTCTCCAAGCAGGCCAATGAAGAAATGAAGCTGTACAATCTCACTATGAAGGTCAACCGGTTAGAGCTTTTAAAGGCGAGCATCGGACTTGAACTTGTCAGTGCTTTTGATGAGCTGCAGCAGTTTTATGAACAGATCCTGACGGATCGGACGCTGGATGAGTTTGAACGGCAGGCCGGAATCTTGGGATCGTCTGTTCCGGATGACGTGGCCGGAAAGGCGGCTGCAATTGTAACCGCTTCGTTTCATAATGCAAAGTATTCCGAGCGGATCTGGATGCATCAGGATCTTCTTAGGAATGAGCTGGGAAAGCTGCTGACGAGGGGAATGGTTCAAGGGAAGAATCCACGGGTACTTGCCCGGGAGCTTCGTAAGACGTTTGATGTGTCCATTTACAATTCCGAGAGGCTGATGCGGACGGAGCTTGCCAGGGTGCAGACGGAAGCACAGCTGCAGTCCTACAAGGAAAACGGCTTCGAAGAATATGAATATATGGCATGCCATAACAGGGATGTATGTGCGAACTGTAAAGCACTGGATGGCAAGATCTTCAAGATCGATGACGGGATGCCAGGAGAAAATGCACCGCCGATGCATCCTTCTTGTCATTGTGCAACTGCAGCTTATGTGGATCTGAACGCTTATGAGAAGTGGTTGGATGGTTATAGTGAGCACGGGATGAGCTTTAAGGAATGGGATGAGAAAACCAGCACAAATACTAAAAAGCGTGGTATAATAAATAAAGCGAAAGCAAACACAGTATTTACATATTCGAGTCTTCTGGCCAATAGCGATATACGAGCGGAGGGCATCTTCGACGAGTTAAACAAGACTAGGATTGGGAAGCGGGCGATTCAGTATATGGAGGAGAAGGGATTGCACTTTGAGCTGAGTTATCGTCCAGAACCCAGCGGAGATCGAGCATACAGTCAAGGCGATTTCATGAAGCTGCATGTTTTGAACAATGCAAATGAGCGTTATGCAGCAGCTGCTGTCGTGCATGAATTGACTCACCATTATTACGACACAGGTGGATGTCAGAGAGCAGAAGTATTGTGCTACATGAATGAGCTCAGACAGATGCGAAACATTGATTCACTGACCATTAAAGATATGCGATATGTTATAAGTGTTGTAAAGGATGCCTATGGTGATTTTAAATGGAAAAAAGGAGGCTATTTTAATGGGAAGCCGTATTGATAAAGATATTTCTAAAGAGTTACGGGCCGGCACAAAAATAATGTGCATGAAGTGTGGCAAGGGAGTTTACAGACCAGTTGGAGCAGATTGCAAGACCGCGCATTCGTTTTTATGTGATAAATGCAATGATGAAGTTCGGTTTACACCAAATGTGACAGTAGAATAAATAAAGAATATGCAGTAATACTCGATAGCACGTAGCAATGCGTGTTATTTTTATATTTGTTGTAAGGAGGAACGAAATGAAATCTGTAGATGTCAACGTAAGTGAAGGAACGCAGCGCTGGACAGAACAGCTGAAAGCCTGCGGGCAGTCTATAATAGATAACGCAGAAAAGCTGGCGGATATCAGTAAGTTCCAGACGGAACTAAAAGTCACGATCAGTATCAGCAGTCATAAAACGCCAGTTATAACAGCCGATACAGAATGGAGCCCAGAAAAGTGGGTTGATGATCACAATATAGGGAAAGAACTCCAGGATATAAGAAGATACCTGGAGTTCGATCCACGAATTGCTATTAATTCTCAGGAAATTGGCGATTAAATGCTTCAAGTGCTGCGTTATAATACCGCAAATATTCTTTGAACACATCAAATTGAAACTTAAATTAAAACAAGGAGTTGATATATTGATTGAAATAACAGTTGATGAAACCAGGATCAGGGTAGAAGGACATGCAGGATTCGGTCCGCCGGGACGGGATATCGTATGCGCTGGGGTAAGCGCTCTGTTTCAAACTCTGGTATGGTCTATCGAGGATCTGGCCAGGGATAAAATAACATATGAATTTGTAAGCGGCAGGTCGTGGCTGAACTGCGACGGCGGCTTGCACGAGGGGAGCTTATCAGAAGAGGCAGATCTTCTGGTGAGGTCCTTTTTTGTTGGAGTCAATGCGATCCAGGAAGCGTATCCGGGGTTTGTCCGGATCGTGAGGGTCGAGAATGAAAGGATGGATGATGATTGAATTTTTAGAAGCAGGGAAAAGACGGATGCTGCTGCAGATCTTCGCAGAAGGCGGAGATGGTGGAAGTGGTGGCCCTGGCGGTGAAGGTGGCGGTACACCTGGCGGTGGGGACGGCGGATCCGGAGGCATGGAAGGCGGTAGCGGCAGTGAGCCGTTATCCTTTGAAGCTTTCCTGAAGCAGGAGGGCAATCAGGCTGAATTCGATCGCCGGGTAAAAGCTGCTGTAGATGCAGCGGTTGGCAGCGTCGAAGAAAAATGGAAGGCTTTGACCGATGATAAGCTGTCTGAAGCGGAGAAGCTGGCCAAGATGACAAAAGAAGAGAAAGCCGCTTATAAGACAAAGAAGCTTGAGGAAGAGCTGGCGTCTTTGAAGCGAGAAAAAGAAGTCGCAGGGCTGGCATCCGAAGCCAGGAAGACTTTGTCCGATGATGGGATCAATATCCCAGATGAGCTTCTGGCAAACCTGATCGGAGAAGATGCGACTAAAACGAAAGCTAATGTTGAGGCATTCACGAAGTTATTTAATGAGGCTGTCAATGAGATCGTAAAGAAAAAGGCGCAGCAGGATCCTCCGGCGGAGGGCGGCGGTCAGGGATTCGGCAGCGGAAGCAAGATGAATCTCGCAGAAATGGCAGCAAAAGCAAGGATAATCAAATAGGAGGAATTTATGAAGAATAAGAAAATGAAACTGCAGTTATTTGCACAGTCGTGGAATCCGGATAATGTAACGGTCTTTGAGCACAAAGATGGAACTATCCCGGATAAGTACAATGAGCTGATCATCAAGGATGTCATGGAAGGCAGCAAGGTGATGCAGCTTGCCAAGTATGAGGAAATGGACTCCAAGGAGAAGAAGTTTGAATACTTTGCGAAGGGTCCAGGGGCTTACTGGGTAGGTGAAGGTGAGAAGATCAAGACTTCCAAGCCACAGTGGCTTGCTGCAAAGATGGTTGCTAAGAAGCTGGGCGTTATCGTGCCATGCTCCAGAGAATTGCTGCATTATAAGGTCTCTGATTTCTTTGAGAAGATGAAGCCGAAAATCGCAGAGGCTTTCTATAAGAAGTTTGATGAGGCGGTCATCATGAACCTGGATAACCCGTTCCCGCAGTCCCTGGAGGAATCCATCATGGAGAGCGGGAACTCCATCAGCACAGGTCTTACATATGACAACATCCTCGCTCTGGAAGACATTCTGTCCGATGAGGATTTCGATACCAATGCATTCATCTCCACAAAGAAGAACAGAAGCACGCTGCGTAATGTCCAGAAGATCGAAAACGGCGTCGTTGTCGAGACTCTGTACGACAGAGCAAACAACACGCTGGATGGCTACCCGGTAGTAGACCTGAAGTCTCTGGAAAAGGGCACGCTGTACGCAGGGGACTTCGATTACATGTATTACGGCATCCCGTACGGCATGAGCTACAAAGTTTCCGAGGAAGCCCAGCTGTCTACGCTGACCAACGAGGATGGTACTCCAGTAAACCTGTTTGAGCAGGAACTGGTTGCTCTCAGAGTAACGATGGATGTGGCGTTCATGATCGTCAAGGACAATGCTTTTGCCAAGCTTGAAACGTCCTCTAAGCTGGGTACGCTGACAGTAACTTCTGCAGCAGGTACAGCAACCGGCGATACGAAGGTGACGATCTCCCCGGAAAAGGCTGAGGGCAATTCGTATAAGTACAAGGTGGCTGAGGCAGCAGTCGAGGTCAAGTATGGCCAGAGTGTGAAGAACTGGACCGCATGGGACGGATCTAAGGATATCACTGCAGAGACCGGAAAGAAGATCACCGTCGTTGAATGTGATGCGGAGTTCAGAGCCGTTAAGGCTGGAGCTGCAACAGTAACAGCGAAGTCTGCATAGGAGGATCGGTATGTATAAGGTGATCAAAGCCTTTACCGATCTGCACGACGAAGATTACCCGTACAGCGTGGGAGATTCTTTCCCACGCGTCGGGATCAACGTCACGGAACAAAGGCTCAAAGAACTTTCTGGATGTGAGAATAAACAGGGTGTGCCGCTTATTGAAAAGGTCGCAGACGAAGCACTGCCGGCTGCAGTCCGGAAAGCTGTAGGAAAGAAGTAAGGAGGCAGATATGCTGGAAGATCTGAAGCGGATCCTGGGGATAGCGGTAGAGGATACCGATCTTGACGATAAGCTTAACTGGATCATCAGTTCTGTAAGATCCAGATTAAAACTGCTGCTGGGCGGAATGGATCCACCAGAAGAAATGAATTTCATTATAGTAGAAGTGGCCGTGGTGCGGTTCAACAGGATCGGATCAGAAGGTACTGCTTCCCACTCTGTCGAGGGAGAGAGCCTGACATTTTCTGATTCGGATTTTGATGCGTATATGGCGGAGATTCAGAACTTTAAAGATTCTCTTGGTCAGCAGGGAGCGAAAGGAGGCTTTAAGTTTTTATGAGATACGATACGCCAATTTACTTCCAGCTGATCCGGCAGGGAATATACGATCCGAAAACCGGGGATTATGCTGATAGTGATCCAGTGGAAACAAAGGTGTATGCTGATGTGACGGATACTTCCACCGACACAAAACAGATCTTGTACGGTGACATCAAGCGTAACAGTAAGGTGATCAGGTTGCAGCAACACTATACCAGGACTTATAACAGGATCAGGATCGGTGATAAGCAGTATGGTGTAGATGACGAGAGGAAGCTTCGTACCAAGCACGTACTGATCGTATCGGAGGTGTGACATGGGCGGAACGGTAGTATTTACAGGGCAGGCGGAATTATCTGCCGCATTGATGCGAAAAACGAACTTAGATGCCGTTAAAATGGTTGTGCGGGCCAACGGGACACGGCTTCAGCAGTGGACAAAGCTGCGGGCACCAATCGATACCGGTACGCTGTTCCGATCCATTGATCTGCAGATCAAAGACAGTGGTCTGTCTGCCGTGGTGCAGCCACACACCGAATATGCTGCATACGTTGAATTTGGTACACGGAAAATGGCAGCGCAGCCATATGTCAAACCGGCGTTCAATACCGTTAAAGCCCAGTTCATCGCAGATTTGCAGAAACTGACGAGGTGATAGCATGGATCCACAACAAGAATTATTCACAGCATTGCTGATGCAGTTAAAAGAGGCGTTTCCGGGAAAGGTCTATGATGGATTCTTGCCGCCAGAGGATACGCCGTATCCGTTCGTCTATCTGGCAGACAGTCAGCTGATCGACACGGAAATGAAAAACGCCGTGACCGGGACAGTTTACCAGACCATTGACGTCTGGCACAGCACACCGGAAAAACGGGGTACAGTTTCGGCAATGCTTTTGCAGATCAAGGGTATTTGCAGAAAACTGGAACATACAGAGAATTTTGCCTGGCTGATCCACAATATTGATCAGCGGATCTTGCCGGACACATCTACAGGAAAGCTGTTACTTAGAGGAAGGCTGGAAGTAGAGTTTAAATTTAGTTAGGAGGAAAACACATGAAGAATAGAATGAAAATGCACGCTATGCAGCTGCAGTTATTCGCCGAAGCGGTATCCGGAAAAAAGATCATGTATTTGTACCGGATTCTGAAGGATGCAGCTACAGACGATGCAGTTGCGATCGCATTCACAACGGAAAATGAAACGAACATCACGACGGACGCCGACACCACGGCAACCAAGGATGGCCCGATCAGAACGCCGAATGTGCCGGAAATCGAAATTTCGGCCACGTCGGTACTGGCAAAGGGCGACACGATGTACGATAAAATGAAAGCGGCTATGCTGGCTAATGAACTGATCGAGATCTGGGAAGTTAATCTGGCCGAACCGATTGCAAACAAGCAGGGCAAGTTCAAGGGCACGTACTATCAGGGATACCTGACAGAATACACCCTGACATCCAGCGCCGAAGACCATGCCGAGGTGGAAACGACGTTCGGCATCAATGGCACAGGTGCTACTGGTGAGGTCACTGTCAGCGAGGAGCAGCAGGAAGTGGCGGCCTATATCTTTGCAGATACGCAGAAGACTGGGGCATAGTCTAAATCTTACTTTTTTATCTAATGAGAGGGCGATTTTCGCCTTCTCTTTTTAATTTATCTGGAGGGAAAATCATGTTTGAATTAACGATAAATGATAAAGTTTACCCATTCAATTTTGGAGTCGGGTTTGTTAGGGAGATCAATAAAACGGTCAAGATAGAAATGTCCGGTGTTACCGAAGACGCAGGGCTGACTATGGCACTGACGCATATCTACGATGGCGATGTCGTTGACCTGGTGAACGTGCTGGATCTGGCCAACAAGGGGAAGTCGCCACGGGTAACGAAACAGGAACTTGAAGCCTACATTGAAGCCCCTGATACGGACATCGACAAGCTGTTTGATGATGTGATCGGTTTTTTCACGACATCCAACGCCACGAAGAAGAGGGCGGAGAAGCTGTTCAAGAGTCTGGAAGCAGCAGCGACCGAGTAACAAGTTTTGAGGAGACGTATCAGGAAATCGCGCTGAATTGTTTCAGGTATTTGGATTTCAAGAGTTTTGACCAAGTGGATCAGCTGACGATCCCGCAGTACACCCTGATGATGAAGGCGGCCATGCTGAAACAGGTTGATCTGGACTACAGGAATCACCTGCAGGCCTGGTTGACGTTTGCGGCTAAAGCGGAACGAAAAGCAGGCAGAGGCAAGACCCGGCCGGTTTATACGACGTTCCAGAAGTTCTTCAACTACAAGGATTCGGTTGCGAATGTTTTGAAGTCTTCAAATCCGAAGCAAAGAACACGGTTTAGAGGTATCGAAAAAGTATTGAAGAAAGGAGGTAAAGACGATGGCTGAAAGCTATGCGGTGCAGGCGATTCTATCTGTCAAAGACCATATGTCTGCGGCGCTGAAAGGAGCGGCGTCGGCGGCTGATTCCCTCAATGGTGGGTTTAAGCGAACAATAGGCACAGGCGCGCTTTTGCAGCTGGGAATGCGGGGCGTCAACATGGCTCTGGATACTATGAAATCCCATGTTGGCAGTGCGGTCGACAGGTATGACCAGCTGAACAATTTCCCGAAGGTCATGAAGAATCTGGGCATCGCTACCAAGGATACCAAGAATGCCATGAAAGACCTGGACAAGGGTATTTCTGGCCTACCAACTACCATGGACACGGCAACGGCGGGCGTTACACGATTCGTTTCTAAAAACAACGACATCAAGAAATCTACCAAGTATTTTCTGGCCATGAATAACGCCATTACGGCGGGTGGCATGTCCACACAGGTACAGTCCGCAGCCGTAGAACAGTTATCGCAAGCCTATTCCAAGGGCAAGATGGATATGCAGGAATGGCGATCCATCCAGACGGCTATGCCAGCACAGCTGAATCAGGTGGCAAAAGCCATGGGGATGTCTACCGATGCGCTGGGCGAGGGTCTGCGTAACGGTACCGTATCCATGGATGAGTTTATGGATACCATGGTCAAGCTGAATGAGGAAGGCGTTGATGGGCTGGCGTCATTTGAAGAGCAGGCAAAGAGTGCAACTGGCGGCATCAAGACAGCATTTACCAACCTAAGCACTGGCGTAACGAAAGGCATGGCAACCTGTATCGGTGCTATTGATAAAATGCTGCAGAATAATGGTTTGCCTACCATCGCCGAGTCGGCAAACAAGGCGAAAGAAAAGATTATTGCCGTGTTTGACAAGCTGGCCAAGGGTATTGAAAAAATCAATCTGAAAGGCATTATTGCCGGTCTGACCCCGGCATTTAATTTGCTGAAAACGGCGGCGTCTGCAGCGGGGAAAGTTGTAGGTGGCGTCTTAAAATTCATGAATAAGCATGCCGAGGGCCTATCCAGTATGATCCCCCTGCTCATTGCGGGCGTCGGAGCATTCAAGGCATACAAGAAAGTTTCCAGTTGGCTGATGCCATTAAAGACTGCTTCCGATACGTTTGAGCAAGTTGGAAATAGTGGTAAGAAAGCAAGCAAAGCTACCATAACGCTGAAAAAAGGCTTAGGATCATTAGCCAAGAATGCTGGTGTTGCGCTTGTTATTGCATCGCTGGCGGGTCTTGCATTAGCCTTGAAGTCGCTAGGATCGTTAGGCCCATCTGCGGTAGCACCACTATTAACCTTTGGAGCTGTTGTTGGAGGGCTTGTAGTTATTTTCGACAAGTTTGGTAAAAAGCTGAAAAACAAAACTGTTCAAAAAGGAATGATTGTTTTTGCAGCCGCTGTTTCTGCGATGGCTTTAGCGATGGCACCAATGGCTACCACTGGCGTTCAAGGTGCCGCAGCAATGCTGACCTTTGGTGTGGTTGTCGCTGGACTTGCAGGAGTTCTTTCGGCAACAGGTAAAGCGATGCAGACAAGTATGGCTGGCTTGATAACCTTTGGAGCAGTAGTTGCTGGTACAGCTTTAGCGATGGCGCCACTTGCAGCAACAGGTAAAGAAGGCGCTGTAGCAATGGCAGCATTCGGAATTGTCGTTGCTGGGCTGGCTGTTGTCTTTGCAGTTTTGGGACCCGCACTTGAAGTGGCGGCTCTCGGAATGATTGCATTTGGGGCGGCAATCGTCCTGATCGGTGCAGGGATGCGTCTTGCAACGCCGTTTGTGCAGGCATTAACGGTAATGATCAAACAGCTGGGCGATACCATAGCCCAGATCGTTCCTGTTATCGCAAATGCGGTCAGTCAGATCGTTACTGTGATCGGTGGAACGCTGTGTAATGTGATGCGGACTGCCGGGGACGTCATTTCCCAGGTCGTTCAGTCTATCTGTGATGGATTTTCGACCCTGGCCGACGGTGTTGCTACTGTGGTCGATGCGATCAGCGGCGGTTTTGCAACAGCTATGAATGCGATCGCCGGGGTGATCGAATCCGTAGGTACATCCGCAAAGAATGCCGGAACTGGATTCAAGTCTGTAGCACAAGGCATTCAAATGATCGCAGGATTATCCTTGTTTGATATAGCAACGGCTCTGGCAGCAGTAGCAACGGGAATAGGTACGATCGCTACTAATGGAGCAAATCTTCCCCAGGTTGCAGCGGGGATGATGGGACTCATGATGGCGATCACAATGGGAGCTGCCGGTATTACCGCATTCAATGCAGCTCTGTCAGCGTTATCAGGTATGATCGGTGGCGTAGTGACTAACGTAACATTACTCAAAGCAGCATTTGCTAATTTCACGATCCCGGCACCGAATGTAGGGCCGTTTATTGCGGCGTTTGCATCCATCACGGCAGCGGCCATGATGTTAGTTCCGGCATTGCGGTCTGCTGGATTGCAGGCGGGAGCTGGCTTGGCGTCCGGGCTGTCTTCAGGTGCATCCAGGGCAGCGGCGGCGGTACGTTCTGCAACGGCAAACATCACGGCGGCTATCAGACCTCTGGCTGCGTTATTTATGGCAGTTGGCCTGGCATCCGGTAATGGATTTGCAAATGCGCTTCGGGGCGGGCTGCAGCGTGCAGTTGCGGCATGCAGATCTGCGGTTGTTTCTATCAACGTGACTTTGCGGGGCGCAGCGACTGGCGCATATGCAGCAGGTCGTTTTATTGGTATAGGTTTGGCCAACGGTATGCGTTCCCAGCTGGGTGCGGTACGTGCAGCGGCGGCAGCATTAGCAGCGGCAGCCGAAAAGGCGATCGAAGCCAAGGCTAAGATTGGATCGCCGTCAAAGGTAGCTGATAAGCTTGGCGGGTGGTACGGAACCGGCTGGGTAAATGGAATCCTTGGCAAGGTTCGTGCGGCTCGGAAGGCTGCACAGCAGCTGCTGTATGTTCCGAAGGTAGCTACCCCGGACATTGCATGGGCGACAAGTGGCGGTGGATCTGGTCAGCTGTATGACCAGTACAACTATGGCAGCGGCAGAACCGTCGTGATCGAAGTGCCGGTTGAACTGGACGGCAAAACCATCGCCAAGGTATCGGCACCATATACCCAGGAAGAACTGGATAAGCGAGAAACGAGAGCAGCAAGAAAGAGGGGTGTCAGGTAATGATGTATGAATTCAGAGATGTAAACGAAAATTTAACGCAGCAGTACATTCCGAAAGAGGCTCTGCAGATCAACGGGGAACTGATCGAAACACAGATCGAGGGTTACCATACCATGTATGTGCAGGGGAGAGAAGCCTTGTCCCCGGAGATCAACACCTATGAAATAGGCACAAAAAACGGCGAAATCAGGAAGAATAAGCGGTACCCGGCCAGAACTATCACGGTCGGGTACCAGCTGATCGCAGAGAGTGCAGAAGCGTTCCGGGAAGCCTATAACAAACTGGGCAGGATCTTGAACGTGGATGACGCCGAAATCATTTTTAATGACGAGCCGGATAAATTTTTCATCGGTACGCCGTCAGAGGTCAGCGAGATCGACCCGGGTCTGAATTCGGTAAAAGGCGAGTTTAAAATACTGTGTCTGGATCCGCTGAAGTATTCTGTTGCGGAATATGAAGCGGAGCCACTGGATGACGATAAAGGTACGATTTTGGTTGACTATGGTGGCACCTATGAATCATTTCCGATCCTGGAAGCAGATTTCTATCAGGAAACAGAAGGTGGAGATACTGCATTGACCGGACATGGTGACTGCGGATATGTTGCATTTTTTAATGAACAGGAAAAAATCATCCAGATCGGTGATCCTGATGAAGAAGACGGCAGCAATGTGTATGCGAAATCCCAGACCCTGATCAACCAGACATTTGAATCAGCTGACGACTGGGGAACAGCAGCCAAGGCGCTGTGGAGCCAGAACACCGGAAAGATGTTACCGTCTGACGGAGTGGCTGCCGGATCCATAGGAATGAAGATCGCATCCTATGCCATTCCCGCATCACCTAAGACGACGACCGGAACAGTGCTAAGTAAGCAAACGCCAGCCGGAAAGCCGCGGTTTCATTATACCGTGACGCTACGGGCGACCGGCCGTACATCCAATGCCGTGACCATCACGGCAACGATCACAGCATCGCTGGGTACCGATAGAAACTATTTCGGTAAAGGCCTTGGCGTTAAGGCATCGGTTTATGTCGGTGGAAGCTGGCATGACATATGGGTCAAAACGACATCTGCATACTGGAAAGGCAGATCAGCCCATACCATCAGCACATCCTTTACAGTAACCGGTCTGACGGCGGAGCAGACGGCCCTTACAGGGATCAAATTCAAGGCGTGGCGTACAGATTCCCTGCTTGCTAACATCGCTGGTATCATGCCGGAAACAGACTGTTCTAATATGCCGATCAGCGCCTATGTAGCAGATGTCCCGGAAACGTATTTTTTAGGTGCATCCAGCTACGGCAGCAGCGAAGGAAAGTATCACGGTCCATCCATTACCCGAATGATTCCTGCGGATTCTGCAGGGATTTCCGGGGCGGCTGATTTCACGTTTACCTACAAACAGAAGATGTGCGTAGGATCTGGGAAAAATGACAGCACGCAAATGGGTGGATTTCAGGCGTTGGTGATTTCGGGGTCTGGATCCAGCAAAAAGATCCTGGCAGGTGTCAGAATCCTGAAGAACAAAGCGGGCAAAAAAGCGAGTCTGCAGTTTTATGTGAACGACGCCAAAGTAGAAACGGTTGATCTGGATATTTCCAGTGCAGCCGTGAAGACGTCCAGCATTATAAAGAGCGGATCGCAGGTGACATTCACCATCGGAGATCTGAAAAAGGTATACACCGATACGTCTATTAAAGAGACCAAGGCCACCGAAATAACGTTCCGGTTTGAGCAGTATTCGTCTGTGAATGCGCTGGCATATAACGGTATTTACTGGGCTAAATTCATCAAAGATAACTGTGATACCTGGAAGAACATACCGAACAAATTCAGCGCTAATGATGTGCTGGTGGCGGACTGCAATCAGGGAGAAATCTACCTGAATGACGTCCGTTCTCCGCAGCTTGGGGCGCTGGGCAATGACTGGGAAGGTTTCGTGCTCCGGCCGGGATTAAACCAGATAGGTGTGGCGTATTCGTCCTGGGTTGCAGATGAATACGCTCCGGCATTAAAGGTACGGTACCGGGAGGCGTTCTTATGATTATTTATTTTGCCAACAGAAAAATGGAAGTCATCGGGCAGGCATCAACAGGTCTGCCGCGAGGTTTTTTTGCATCTGATGATAAAAAGATCGAAGACGTGGATACCGGAGTTGCATCGTTTGAATGTACGGTGTCATTTGAGAAATCCGAACAACGTCAGCTGCAGGAAGTCGTCAAGGCGGGCAACTACATCCTGCGGAGCAACGGCGATGAAAAGGAATTTTATACTATCATTGATTCGGAACTGGACATTGATGATCAGGAAATCTACCTGTACGCTGAAGATGCAGGTCTGGATCTTCTGAACGATGTGGCGCAGGCATTTGAAGCTACAGAGGCATATCCTATCAAGTGGTATGTAGAGAAATGGACAGAAGACAGCGGTTTTGAAATCGGGATCAATGAGATCCCTGATCTGAGCCGGAAACTGAAATGGGAAGGCGAGACTACCGTTACTGAAAGACTGGCCAGTGTGGCCACACAGTTCGATAATGCCGAAATCAGCTATACGTTCGACATTGACAAGCTGCAGGTGCTGCACAAGTACATCAACATCCATAAAAAACGGGGCAAAGATACTGGTGAGGTGTTTAGAATCAACAAGAATCTGAATAACATCGTGATCAAAAGTTCTGTAGCTAATCTGGCAACTGCGTTGTATGTTACAGGTGGAACGCCAGAAGGGCAGGAAGATCCCATCACCTTAGCCGGTTACAAGTATGATGACGGCGATTTTTACATTTCCGGGAAGTATCTGAAATCGAGGAAAGCAGTCAAGAAATGGAGCCGTTATTTATCAGAAACCGGCACAGGTGAAGGGCATATCGAAAAAACGTATTCATTTGATACGACTAGCCAGAAAGAACTGTGCGCCCATGCTGTCACGGAGCTGAAAAAGATCTGTGATACCGAAGTCAACTACGAAGTCGATATTGCAGAGCTGCCGCCGGCAGCCAAGATCGGGGACAGGATCAATTTGGTGGATGACAATGGTGAGCTGTACTTGTCGGCGAGAATCCTGAAGCTGGAGGTATCTATCGCAAAGGATTCGCAAAAGGCAACCCTGGGCGAATATCTGATAAAAAGTAGCGGGATCAGTGACAAGGTGCAGGCGCTGGCGTCCCAGTTCGCCGAACTGGCAAAGAACCGGGTTTATTATACCTGGATCGTATATGCAGATGATGAAAACGGAAACGGGATCAGCCTGGAACCGGAAGGCAAAGTCTATGTCGGGATCGCGGCAAACCGGAAAACCATAGAGCCGGACTTGACAGATCCGACCGTATATAAATGGTCAAAGGTGGAAGGTGATCCGGGAAAATCCCTGATCAGCATCACGGAGCATTATCTGGTCAGCGATCAGGATAGCGGGATCACCATTGACACTACCGGATGGAGTACGGGAGCATCTGTGCCGGCTATGACGCCAGAAAAGAAGTACCTGTGGAATTATGAGACCCTGACCTATAGCGACGGGAGCACGGAAGATCTGGCGCCTAAAATCATCGGCGTATACGGTGACACGGGAAAAGACGGTAAAGCATCGCCATCCATCGTTACCATGACGAAGCAGTATTACCTGTCTACGTCCAGCACTGAAATGACCGGCGGGGAATGGGTGAGAGTGTTGCCAGAATGGACGACAGGAAAGTACCTGTGGTCACGCTGGTGTACCGAGTGGTCAGAACCGAACCCGACCCTGCTGACGTATTCAGAAGGAATCCTGGAAACGACCTGGAACGAAGTGCATGAAACAGCAGCTACTGCAAATACGCTGGCAAACACAGCGAAAAATACCGCCGATTCTGCGTTAACCAAAGTCGGGGAAGTCAATAGCGAGCTAGAAACAGCCAATCAGGAAATAGATGCTTTGCAGGCAAATCTGGAAACGCTGTCCAATGAAATGACGACCAGCTACGCCAAGAAAAGTGATCTGACGCAGATCAGCACAGATCTGGGAACCCGGATCGATCAGAATGCGGCACAGATCAGTTCAACGGCAACGAAAGTAGACCAGGTAGAGATCAGTGCCAGCACGGCTATTTCCGATGCGGCAGCAGCCAAGACAGTAGCCGATCAGGCACAGGAGGCGGCCAATGCAGCGCAGACAAAGTATACCGAACTGAAAAACAGAGCGGATGCGACGGATGAAGAAGTTGCGGCGGCTAAGGCTGCAGCGGATCAGGCACAGGCAGATGCTACAGCTGCAGGAGACGCGGCGGCAGCGGCACAGTCCGCAGCGAACAGTCTGGCTGACCGGGTGACGTCGGCAGAAACTAGCATAACTCAGAACGCCAATGCCATTTTGTCATTGGCAACTAAGGTCAGCAAGATGCGGATCGGCGGCAGGAACTACGTTCTGGATTCGATGGATCCGCAGGTATCCGCAGAAACGCTGGTCGGAAGTTACGAATTGTCTGAGGACTGGGAGGTGGGTGAAACCTATACCCTGTCTTTTGAGGCTACCAAAACGGCCGGAACCTTTGCAGCATACCGTGATAATGGATATGCGATGATTCTGGATAATCTGGCCATTAACGCAGATACTGGACGCTATGAATACACATTCACTTGTCCGGCGGCATATGCCGGCGGACCGGCGCAGGCTGCCAATGTACTGACCATTCACAATTTGCCAGCGTCGGCAGCGCATAACTGCACTGTGCAGCTGGTAAAGCTGGAAAAATCGAATACATCATCTGATTGGACGCCAGCACCAGAGGACAATACGCAGTTTGTCAACGAAACCATTAGCAATGCGACCACAAATATTTTGCAGACCGCGGAAAACGTTACCATTTCCATTCTGCAAGGGTACACAACAACAACGGATCTGGAATCCTATAAGGAAGAAGTGCAGAACTTGTTTAAGGCAAACTCAGACGGATTTCAGTTGGAATTTAACCAACTGGAGGAACGGATCAATGATGTGGGAAACGAAATCGTTGAACGAAACCAGTTCATTCGTTTGGAACAGGGAAACATTATCATTGGCAAATCGGACAGCCCAATACAGGCGAAATTCACTAATGATGCGCTGGAGTTTAAATATAACGACCAGACTGTAGCGAAGTTCACAAACGAGGTGCTGGAGGTGCGAAACATCGCCGTGCAGAATCAGATTCGATTTGGTGACAACTGGGCAATACGTCCAGGAGCTCATATCGAAGGGACTGGCAACAATTTAAATGATGTATGGATCGGAGGCTAGAACAAAATGGCATTATCGGCATGGATAGAATTATCATGTTCATCACAAAGTATTGCAGAGAATTATTCAAATGTGTATGTCAAGTTCGTAGCTAAGACTACAAATAATACGCATAACGATAATAACAAGTCCGGATATATTAAAGTAAATGGATCTCACTACACAAGTTTTACTCACAAGTTGCCCAAGACATCAACGACCATATTGTGGAGCGGTACGATCACGGTCTATCATAACAGTAATGGAGCCGGTTCAGTTAGCGTCTCTGGTGGCTATGAGGCAGGCGTTGGCGGCTTTTCTACAATAACAGCATCGAATTCTCTGACACTGCCGACAATTCCGAGAGTGTCCGATTTGTCGGTAAATAAATCAAGCGTCCCAGCTGACGAATCCACTACGGTGATAGCTACGGCAACAAAAAAATCGAGTAGCTTTACGGATACGATAACGGTAAGTCTGGGATCATATAGCAAAGCAGTAACGTCCGGGACAGCGTTCACGATACCGAAAACATGGATCAACGCTATTTCCGGGACGTCGGCAACAGCAACAGTGACGGTAACGACTAAATCCGGCAGCACGACGATCGGGAGCAAATCTGTGAATCTGACAGTAACAGTTCCTGATAGTGTTGTCCCTACAGTCAGCAGCATTTCGGCATCCGAGGCCATTACAGCCGTCACAACGGCATTTGGAAACCGGTTTGTCCGGTCGCTGTCACAGCTGAATGTGAAGGTCAACGCTGCAGGTGTGTACGGTAGTACGATCAAATCCTATGCGGTAACACTGGACGGTGTAAAGTATCAGTCGGAAGAATTTCAGTCGAATGCACTGAATACGGCAGGGAGCGTAGACATCGTTGCTACGGTAACTGACAGCAGGGGTAGAACCAGAACACTGACCAAAACAATTACAGTGGTGGATTATTCGGCACCGGCAATCACGAATATGACGTACTACCCGTGTGATGCCAACGGAAATCGCAATCCAAACGGGACAAACACGAAGGTTATTATCAATGGTCTGGTGGCTTCGGTAGCCGGGCAAAACAGCAGATCGCTGATCTTGAAATATAAAGCTATAGATGCTGCGACCTATACAGCATTGACGCTTACAACGTCAAGCTGGAGTTTTGAAGCGTCAACGATCGTAAGCGGCACTGATCCGACATCAACGTGGGAATTTATTGCAACACTGACGGACAAGATCAGTAGCATAGAAAGCCGGATTGTTACGGGAGCTCCAGTGATTAGTAGATTAGCTGGAGGTAAAGGAGTCCGTTTATTTGGCGAAGCACAAAATGAAGGCTTTTGGGTAGGTAATATTGACTACACGATTACTGACGCGGAGTATCAAGAACTAATGAATTTGCTGGGGGGGTGGTAGCTAGATTAATAGACTGGATCTATCCAGTGGGTCATATCATTACGACGGTTAATGCTAGCTATGATCCAAACAAATTATTTAAGAATCAGACATGGGTACGTTTCGCTAATGGGAGAACTTTGGTTGGAGTTGATGATTCTGATACAAGCTTTGATGCTGTTGAAAAAACGGGCGGTAAAAAAACCGTTAAATTAACTGAATCGGAGATGCCCGCACATCCGGGTCATATGTACACAAATACAGGATCCGCATGGGGCGGAAATACAGCTAAGTATCTTAGCTCTGATAAATTAACTGCCTACGGATCATCAGCAAGAGGTTGGAACGTTTATAACGGAAATGAGGCACAACCAGCTGGACGTGATCAAGGCGGCAGCAAAGCTCACAACAACCTTCAACCATATATAACCGTATACTTCTGGAAACGTACCGCATGAGAAAGGAGCGGTATGAACGATCAAGAAATATATTTGCTTTTAAAGCAAGCCGGAAACAGCCTACAGGCTATTTTTGATTATTTCAAAAAGAAGAATAAAATACTATTTGATTCTAGTACATCATGGGATAGCGGAACCAAGACTATAAAAGATATAAGTAAATATAATCTCATTCAAGTTGACTTGGATTTGGGCGGGGTTAGTGGTATTGCTATAAGACGTAGCGATACTGTATTTACTGGCACTGTGAACGCTAATTATTCATCATGGATGGGTGTTACAGCATTTTTTATGTCTTTGAACGGAGATTCGTGTAAATTAGATTGGGGATGGGTAAATGTCAACACGCCTGGAGCACCCAATAAATCTTACGGTATTAAACGAATTATAGGCATCGATCCTATTATTCCCGATTCACTTAATAATATTATCGGGGGGGGTACTGCTTAACAAGGTTTTTAAGAGAGGGGTGCATAGATTATGTACAATCTCTTAAAGAAAGCCTTCGCAGATATAAAAAATCTAAAGTCCTCAAAGCAAACAAAGAAATGGGTAAAGATCGCAGAAAGCTCTGGAACCATTTCATACAATGCGGACAAATACAACGAATTGCTGTTAATAACATATTTCGGAGGAGTTCGTATCAAGACTTTTATTCCCGTAATAGCATTAACAAGCAGTGCTCAAACACATTTTGTAGGGACATACAATTCCGTAATTTATGTGAATATAAGCAAAACAGCCATTTCGGTATCCAAACAACCAACTGGTTACACAGCCGAATTAATCCTTTACGGCAGATAAAAAAAATGGGGTGGTGTGTATGAGAATATTCACCATCTTAAAAAAGCTGTGTACTAAAACAAAGGTTGATTATATAGTATCACAAGGAATCTCTGGAATTTGGTTCTATAGGAAATGGGCATCTGGATATTGTGAACTATATGGTTGCGGTACCACAACTGCCGCATATGTTCAAACGTGGAACGGCATGTATCATTGCACAGCAAATGTTAGTCTTCCGTTTTCGGTTAGCAGCGGACGAATGTTTTATAACTCTCAAGTTGATACTGGATTTGGGATGTCTGCAAATCAATCCGGAACAAGATGGGATGCGGCAACATCAGAAGTACAACTAAACACTGTAGGATCTCAAAAGGCTGGACAGTTCGGTTATACAATTCATATTTGGGGCAAGTGGAAATAAACAGTTTATAAACAGGGAATACGCCCTGTTTTTTTAGTACATTTTTTTAATTTTTGAAAGTGAGGTATGAAAAATGAAAAACGAAACAGTAAGAGCGGTTATCAGATTGATCGTGACGGCGATGTTAATGGTGAATATGTGCCTGACATTAGCGGGCAAGAATCCGATTCCATTTGACGAAGCGCAGTTCACAGAATTTCTGACAATGTGTGCAGCTGGTCTGTCTACTCTGTGGGTGTGGTGGAAGAATAACAACGTAACCAAAGCCGCCAAAGAGGCACAGGGGTACAAAAAATCAATACAGGAAGACGGTAATGGATCTGATAGCCAGGAGGTGGAAGAATAA